CCTTCATTGGATTAGTGACTTGTGTATTGAATCGTCTATTAGGCATTATTTTTTTCCTCCATTCCTAAATATTTGTGTACCCTTTATACCATATATCGACGCCACGACAAGGATCCACAAATTGGTGAACCATGACGGGAGCTGTGAGAACATGTCAAAAAATAATTTGACTTTGTCCATTGCTGTCGGATCATCAGATACGACTGCCCAAGCCAGCACCAACACGGGCAAACTTAAAATTATGAGAACGGCTTCGTCCTTCCAGTCTGACTGACGAGATTCTAGAAGTTTACCTTGATAAGCTTCATCACCTCGAGCCATACGTTCTGCATGCATCAATTGTGCATCAGACATAGCCATTTTCGTCTTCTGCTTGTTGGCATAAATCTTACTTCCTGCAGAGACGGCTAATTTAATCGCCGATAACCACATAATTTAGTACCAAGTTGCTTTTACAGGTTTTTTATCTGGTCTCATACGCTTTGTACCTCTTACATCTACTTCTTGTGAAGTATATGGGTCAGTCATCTCAACTGGAATACCGCCTTTTTGCATTCCATCAGCTCCTGCACCAAGTTCAGGTACAACTTTTACGTTGTCTCGACCATTTTTTTTGTTTTTAACCATAGTTAACTCCTTAAGTTATAATTTATACCTTTTTCTTTGGAAAGTTTCTACCAAAATCGTGAATTTTACTTGCATCGGCCATTTGTTGCTTTGCTAAAGACACTCCCGCACGTAAACCTGCTAATTTTTCGTTCTGTTCTAGCTTCGCTTCTTGATTTTCTTGGTTCATCATTGCTTTCATCTTATCAAGGTTTAATCTTTCTTGACCTTCTTCCTCTTTTCTTTCATTTTCCATAGCTCTTAGGTCAACTTCTCTAGATTTTATCTTCAATAATGGATCACCAGCAAACTCACCAGTAATTTTTTCTTCTTCTTTAGCATAATCTTCTTGCATTTCTGCAACTAAGATAGCTTTTCTAGATTCTATTTGATTTGTAATCTGTTGAACTCGTTGTTGCATCTGCATAACTTGTGGATTTTGCATCATTCCAGCCATCATTGCAGGATTTACAGCACCCATTTGTTGTTGAATTAGTTGTAACTCTTGTAGTTCCTCTATAAATTCTAATTGAACTTGTTCTTGTGCCATTAAACTAATGTGCTCTAAAATATTTTTTTGTAAAGACGCTGAAACTAATGGATTATTTTGCACCATGTTTAATCTCATAAAATTTAAGTGGGCATCAATGTGAGCTTTGTGGTCTTGGCCAGGAAAAGCTTGAAAAGGTTTTTGTGACATAGCCATAATATGTTCTAATGCAGGGTCCATCGGCACTGGTTGTGTAGGTGGAGGTAATATTGCATTTACATTTTTCACACCTAACGCGTCATACATAGCTCTATATGCTTGATACAGATTATGTATTTGAGGATTTGATTGCGCTAATTGTAATTGACTTTGTGCCAAACTAATTCTTTGAGTTTGTGAAAATATATTTGGATCTGCAACAGGAAGTATATCTACTCTGTCATCAAAATCTTGTACTTTAATTTCTCGTCTTGCACCAGGCACATCGTAAGGATATGTAGGTGGTAAATATGTTTTAAATACTTCTGCTAATAATTTAAATTCTTGTTTAAGACCAACGTATAATCTTTTATGAATCGCGGACATGACTCGTGAGCCTCTCTCGAGAAGAGCGACGGTAGTACCAACAGCAGCTTGTTGGTTCATATCTCCCACTTGCATGTCCGAGATCGCTGCAAATCTTTGACCTGCTGATACCACAACACCCATTAATTGTAATAGAGTTGCATCAGGACCTTTAAAAGGTAAAGTCATAAACTGATCTTTAATGTTACCTCCAGGTGCATCTACATCTCTAAACTCACCAGGCTGTAATGGTTGTGCATCATCTCTAACTCTTATACCTCTAGATTTAAATCCAGCTGGTAAGTTAGCTAAAGTTCCTGCATCTAATAATTGTCTAAGAGCTGCCGTTGCAGTTCTTGTTAGTCCACCAATCATGTGTATCAAACCAAACCCATAAAAACCTGTGCCTGGTAAAAATTTAAATTGTACGAAATAATTTATTTTATTTTTCTTTGGATCTTCAGCTTTGTAGTTTCTTCTAATAGATAAGACTTTGTTACCTGCTTGAGATACAGTTATAACATACGGAAGTTTTATTCCTGTTTCATTTCCGCTAACGTCCATATCTTCATAACCGTCTAAATCTAAATTAGTATGTATTTCATAAAGTGTGTATTGATCTTCTTGACCATCTTTAGATATACCTTCTAATTGTAATTTTTTATCTTCTAATTGATTCTCTGTTATTGGTGGTGTTCCTAATTCTATATCTCTATAAAAACCAGCTACTTGTTGTTTTCTTAATTCATTTTCTGAAATTTTTATGACATGTATCACAGCTTCCGCATCCTCTAATGAATTTGCAGAATATGGAACAATTAAATCATCTGCCGGTACAAATTTTGACACGGCTCTACCCAATAGATCATCGTAATAGACTTTCTTAAAGGTAGAGCCTGAGAGAGGGAGATAAAATAACATTTGATCAAACTCTGGTTCATACTCCTTCATTTGATCCATAATTTGATAATTCATAAAATCTTTTACACGTTTAGCTTGTTCTTCTTTTGTAAAATTTACATCTCCTAAAATTTGAGTTCTTACTGGTCCATCAGACGGGAGTAACTCTTTATAAGCTTGCGCTTGAAACTGCGTAACTGCTTCCGCAAGTACAGGGTGATTGACACCAGAAGCTCCTCTAAACGGTTCTGTTCGTCTTTCATATTTAAATCCTAATAGTTCTAGTCCGTTTCGATATGTGCTTTCCCAATCTCCACGAGACTCTTTGTATTCATTATATTGTTCTACCATCTTAGCACCAAGCGGTTCTAAAACTTCATCACCTAAACTTTCTGCAAGATTAGCAAAGTGATCTTGTATTGGATCAATTGCTGCGTTTGGATCAAACGAAACTTCTGCACCACCCTCTTCATTCATTGATACCTCAACAGGTCCTGTTGGAGTATCAATAACCTCAGCCGATTTTGTTTTTTCAACTTCTATTATTTCTTCTGTTGGATTTTTAGATTGATTTGTATTTGGTAATGGTTTGTCTATTTCAGCCATTTGTCATCCTATCTTTTTTTGAATAAAGTTTCAACACCTGGACCACTGATATCAGGTATTTCTATTACTGTCAAACTCACCTCACCACCATCCTTTAATCCAATATAACCACCATCTGCATTTAAAGATCTTGGGGATTTGCCACCTGTTTTTAAATTTTTAAGAATTGTTTCTAATTCTAAAATTCCTTGTTCAGTTGGTTCAGGAATATTTTGCATACTAGGTCTTCTTGCAGCTCTGAAAGCCATGTCTGTCATACCTTTTACAAAAAATTTTGCTGCATTTTCATCTACACCTAATCTACGTGCTTCTCTAAGTATTGCATCATTTTGTTCTTTTGCAGTAAGATCCAATTTTCTTAAACCTTTAGCCAGCTTTAATAAATGTTCGACTATGTCTATTCTTATAGATTGTCCTGTTTCTTTTAATTGTTTTGCCATGTCTGTGGCCATGATACCTTCTTTAACATTTGCTTTCATAAATAAAAAATTAGGATCATCTAAAATTTTATCTGCTCGTTTAGGATTAAACTTGCTCAACATTGTAGAAGGTTTTTCTAAACCTTTTTCTTTAGCTGCCGCTTTTATCATCTGTCTAAGCAGCGCTGCACCTTGTGGAAGTTTGCCTCCCATAAACATACCAACTCTACCGCCATCAGCTTTTTTATCTTTAATAATTTTATTGTATAAATCTATCATTTTCTGTCTTTTATTTTTAACCTTGCTCTTACCCATCTCTTTCATTAGTTTTGCTTTTTCTCTTAATGTTAAAATTCTATCTGCTTCTACTCTTGAACCACCAAACCCAAGACCTTCATCTTCTAATGACTCAATTAATTGTTCTTTCTTCATTTCATCAGTGTATGCAAAAGCTCCAGCTTCTGGATCTACCAGACCAACGTTTGCATTACCTGTGCTAGTGTCAACCTCTACAAAAATATCTGGTCTATCTGGGTGAACATATTTTTTAGTTGTAAGAGTTGTTTCTATTTGATCTCCTTCATCGACAACTTGTTTGAT